GCGAATAGAGCGTATAACGCTTTCGAACTCTATGAGTATACTAATTTTTCTTATCGCGCCCCTCAAAATTTTGCGATAAGATGGCATGTGCCTGTGAGGATTGTGTCTAAGGTGACACTATCCAGGTCATAGCTGTATAACTTGCTGCTGTTGCTGCTGGTGTACGTGGATTGAATGCTCTAAACTGTCCAGTGGTTACATCCACTGTTGCGAATGAGAAAGCAACGCCTCCGGTGGTAAAGGTTGCGCTGCCGCCTACAGTTAGAGGTCCAACCTGTAGTGACGTTCCTACTGGGAATATCCTAACATTAGCCGGTGGTGATGGATTTGTTGTCGATCCTAAAATGCCTGCAATTGGTTCAGTTGTTACTGCCACAGCGCCGGGGGCTCGTGTGCCTATACCGGGGTATGTGATGCTGGCGGTGCTTAATGTTACATTGGTGGCGCCTGGTACTGTACCAGTAAACCCTGTTGGGTCAACTGGTGGAACAGGGGCACTAGCTGGTGGAATGGCCAACGGTACGTATAAGCGTACAGTGTATCGTAACATAAGTTGATAGGTTGCTGCTGTATTAACGTCACCTGCAACTGCAATGACAATGCGTCCTGGCGAGTATCTTCTGATGTCAGAGCCGAGCTGGGTGTACATTTCTGGTTTATCTGGTGTTGCTACCATCATGCCAGTTTCTGACTCGACCCAATTTTGCCTAACGGAAGTGCTACGCAATGCGGTGAGGAAAGGAATAATATCTGATGATGCCGTTGGTACAGCAATCTCAGGATCCTCTAACCAGCCCATTGTGTAGCCACTCTGCACAGTTGAGCCATTTAGGGCAACTAGATGCAGTGATGACTTCTTCCAGTCTATGCGTTGCCAGGCACCTGAAAGGATGCCCAACCTGCGTGTGGAAACTGGAGTAATCCGTTGGTTATAGATAACTTGCCCCACTGTTGATCCGCTCGCAACATTGATGATGGAAACCACCTCCTCACCTGTATAGGTGTAAGATTGAGATGCTTTAGGCATGGTGGCTTTGTTGTTGACTCCGAGGGGAAGCAGTGGTGTGCGTGCTTGTCCTGACCTGCGTGGGTTGTTGTTTCTGTTTGAACGGTTTGCACCGCCGTTCACGGGTACGGGTATACGGCTTTTGCCTCGATTACCTGCTTTACTAGCCATGGTTACTGATGGCGCGGATAGGGCTCCTCGTCATACCCGTACAGTGATTCGGTTGTTGGCAGTGTTACTTCACTACGTTCAATTAACAGTTGGTCGGCTATGGAAATCCCCCACGTGTCTTGGAATTCCATTCGTGCTAATAAAGTTGGTTCAATTAGTCGCACTTTGCCGGGTCGTATGTTCTCCATCATGGCACGATAGTGATTACTAGTCACCATGTACCCAATTCCTAATTTGCTCAATGTTCTGCCGATATACTGGCCTATCGGAAGTCCTAATCCCAGTGACATTTCACATAATCCTACGGACCTGAGGTATTTTCGTTTTTGTTTGACGGATGGGGCCTCGATAGCCCATTGGATTCTGGCTAGCATCCTAAAAGGGTTGCGAACCATCCTCCATTGTGTTCCATCAAACACTGGTCTCGTTTGGCAGAATTCGATTTTTCTGAATTCCTTTGTGACGGCTTCAATTTTCGTCTTCATTCCGAATTGTTCAAAATGTTTGGGATCTGGCTTCACATCACCTTCAACTATTATGACACTATCATCACCATCAATATAATAACAGGCTCTCCAACCGTTGAATTCAACAAAGTCTCGGAGCATTGCATAATTGATTATGGAGTTGCCTAACCCTGTGTTCTGGTCTCCGGACATGCGGGTACCACGGGTTTGGTATTGTGTGTCGTTTTTGGTGTAACCTTTGTTAATCATTTGCCAAGATAGTAGTTTGTGTAATTCGTCGTGGTGTTCGCGTTGAAAGCATTTCTTATAAAAATTGTGCTCAAGGCGCAATAATTCAACACCGACATGTGCATCAAACTTACTGTGATCTATACAAATGATGGTTGGATTGGTGAAGTGTTCGAACTTGGCTCTTAGGTCTTGGCCGCGCTGTGTTAAGTTACGACTCTTTGCAAAAATTGGAGTGTTGGAATTATCCAATTTCTTATACACAGCAGTTTCCACCGGATGTAAAAAGGTGGCTAACCGAAGGCAGTAGCGCTTATTGCGGTACTGGATGCATCTGGGAGCTCCGTAGTCAACGACGTCTTCTTCTTCTGCATGGGCTTTATCTGCTTTAAGAAACATCTTAACCCTGGCGTCTGATTTTTGTATGGGGGTTGACTGTAGGCTTTCCTTCGCGGCAATCAGGAGTTTGCGCTTGTTACTTGCACTATGCATGATGATAGTGTCCTCACTACAAGGTTCAAGGGCAGTTGACAGGGGTTTGAGCCACTTAGCCAAATCTTTATTAGAGGTATAGCTCATGCCGCTGTCCAATTGGTGTCGTTGCTTGAGAGCCACCAACTCATTACAAACGCAACTTTTATGTGTCCAGACAAATGTCCGGTTAAGCTGTTCTAGTGTGAAATTGAACAGTTTGGTGGATTTACGCGAGCATTTACATTCGCATTCCCTAGCGTTAATCCAGCTTCCTGGTAGTGTTTTGTTCGTGCCGGGACGATGTTTAACACAAACTGCTGGTAGGGTGCGGAGTTCCTATTTGATCTTAGAAGGCATGCGGTGCTCGGTCTTGATGATTCCGCCTGTTCTCCCAAGGTTTCCTTCTTGGAAACACTTCCGATGTTTCTCCATTTCCTGGAGTGTAGCCTCGTCCTTGAGTCCTGCACGTACGCGTTGTTCTTCTTCAGGAATAGGTACTGCGGCGGCAACAGCCTTAACTGTCAGATGGTAAACCTCCGTCTCTGTGAGATGTTTGAGATCAAACGTCTCCAGATACTTCGACAGTTTAGAATGCATTGCTTCCCAGATGTCTGCTGTCCTGGGTTTAAAAGCGAACCTGTTGCGCAAATAACTAACAAGTTCTGGATCAGCATTGGAGCAAGCACTCTTTCGCAGTGTCCTTTTCTCTGAGCGTGGCATGATGTCTCGCTTGATGTTATCGCTGGTCGCGACTAAGAGGGGCTTATCGCTCTGAGTTACGGGACCAGCCTTAAGCGTGGCTGCATAGGACGCCCCTTTTGTTCTAGGGGGGTTCCGCGCCATGGCCGGGGGCGGAACTTGGGCTTTGCCTTCAACTGTGTTGGTATTCTGCGCTGCTGTTCCAGTTGGCAAAGAAGCAGTAACAGCGGTAACAGTAGAGGCTGCGGCACTCCCCGATCCACCCGGATCGGTGTTTGATGGGTTTTTCGGCACCTTTACAGATGGGGCCGTTGCAATCTGGACACCTTGTGCGTTTGTTCCACTCGTCTTGCAGTCGTCTTTCCTTAAAGAAAGCCGAGACAATCCTCTTGTTGGAGTGGATCTTGGCGGCCCAAGATTGATAGCACTCTGTGCCTTTCTCCCAGTGGCTGTGGTGTCGACGGACTTGGCGGTTGAAAGTGCAACTTTCCTTCCAAGAAGCAGCACCTTCCGTTCGCGCTGTAGCTTCTCGATAGTTAGTTGTAAGGCCAAGATCCTTTCCATGGCATCCTCGTGCGTCATGTTCCACAGATCCACTTGTGACCATCGATGTTTTGTGTGAAGAACCGATTGATGACTTCGGCTCTTTTTGGAGTTTTCCGCTGGCTTGTTTTCGGGTTTCCCCTGCGGGGTTTTCCCCCCCGACTGTGAGCTAGAAGGTTTTTCGCTTTCGCGCGTCTTTTGACGGGCTGCGGACAATTTTACCGTGTCCG